TCGGTTAAGGAGAGCTTAATACCGTATTTACGGATATCAACCCTGATCACAGAACCACCACCCATGGTGATTTCTTCGGTACCATACTCAGCACCAGGAGCGATTTCATCAATCATTTCCATAGCACCTTCAGCAGGTAAAGTAATATAAATACCTTCACGCTGAGAGATTTTGGTAAATAGCTGATTAGCAATTAAAAGAGGTTCAGAAGAACTTCTTACAACTTCACTAATCGCAATAGGTAGATACTTTGAAAGGTCTCCAGTGTTTAGGATATCCTTAAGTTTCATATCTGTTTTCTCGGCATCTGCAAGCTTAAGCTCCTTAGCAAGTGCCAATAGTTTTTGTTCTAGTTCGTTCATTTGTATTATTCCTCCACGTTATTAAGCAAATACCGGAACGTTATAGTTTACGGCAATTCTTGCGATGTATTTAGGAGCGTTAGCAATAGAAAGAATTGCATTACGTCCATCGGTTGCTGAACCAGGGGCTTCTTGCCATAGACCAAAATCACGGAAGTAAGTACGGACAAGGGCTAGATCTTTAGAAGAGCCTTCTTTTAGGTCAAGGATACGACCAACTTTTTGAGTAGAAGCACCAGTGGCACCGCTAAGAATAAAGTTAGAATTAATATCAAAGCCAACCTGTTTCATAATATAGTCTTTTAGACCTTTTGCATTAGCAGCAGTAACAGCTTGACCGTAATCTACTTTTAAGCAAGTGAATGGAAGACTTACATTAGGGGTATAGGTTACAGTCCAAGTTGCATCAGGAACTTCAATATTGAAGAATAGGGTACGTCCAACAACAGCAAACTGAGTGGGGTTAGTACCGGATACAGGAGCACTTAGAAGGTTTGGATTAGCAACCTGAGTAAGAGTTTTAGTATTAGCACCAGCCTTGAATACAAGGGCAGTTCCATCGGTATATAGAGCAATTCTGTGAGTTCTTACGCCAGTACCAATAGCTTCTACACGAGCATTAACTTCAACGATAGGAACCTGAATATATCCCCAACGAGTAAAGGCTCTAGCTCCACCAGTATCATAGGCATGCTTATAAAAGGTTGATGGATCAGAAGGATCAGAACCGGGAGCCATTAGAGAAGAGTATCTCATAATGCCAACTGGGTCAGAAGCAAAGTCGATACCAGCAGCAAGAGCAGTAGTAACAACTTCATCATCCTGAGTTGCATATGAATTATCTGCAGCAACAACGCCAGCAGTAATGTCATTAGCGGTGTATTTAATTGTACGAGAGCCAGCATCAGCAGCTTTATCAAGAATAAAACCAGCAGGTACTAGACGCTTGTTAGTATCAAGAGTTACGTTCTTACCAGGCATAAGAACAAACCAACTGCCAACGGTAGCTGCAATTCTGTTTTCAGAAAGCTGAACAGGTAGATAGCTAGCTGGGAAGAAATCACCAGGAGGGTTGTTACCTTCCCCGATTTCTACGTTGTACATTGGTGAACCTTGAATATTTTGTGGGGCAGCAATATGGTTTGCGAAGTAATTCATACCAGCCACTTGCCCTGTTGCGAAATCATTAGCCATTGTGTTTTTCCTCCAAAAAATTTTCCTTTATAGGATCTACTTAGTAAACATCATTTTCATGAGTCGTTTAATGTCAGCTTCAGAATAGGCCTTAGTCTCTAATTCTTTTTTCTCTTCATTAGAGTTTTCGACTTCATCTTCTACTGCATCTTTTAGTGTGGGGTCTTCTACGCTTGTAATTTCTTTAGTTTCTTTATTGTTATTAACTATATCTTTATTAAACTTATCTTTTAGTTGTCTAAAGTCACTAACTTGCTCTACTAGAATATTGTATGGATGTTTAAATAGTTTCTCTTTTTCATCTTCTACACTATCCTTAAGTAGTCCTAATTGTTCTTTGGCATCAACTATTTCATTAACAATAGACTCTCTAGCAAGAACATTTAAGTCTCTATTAAGCTCTTCTAGTAAGCTAATCTCTTCTTTAGCTTCTTTTAATTCATCATTAAGTGAATCATGGAAACCTTTGTTTACAGCTTCTTTACCCTTTTCAGTTAGATAGTAATTAACATTGCTTTCAAGAGCTTCACCAGCCCACTTAAGGCTGTTAGATAGAGATGAGAGCATATCAAATACAGCAGAGATAGGAGTTCTTCCTTCTTCATCCCTTAGTTTAGTTTCCTCAATAGACTCAATTAATTGCCTTAGTTCACCAATAACATCCTCTACTGTCTTAGGCTCTAGAACTACCTTTTCTACTTCATTATCTTCCATCTTGGTTTCTTTCTTGGTTTCAGCTTCCTTTTCTGGAATCTCAATACCAAGCTTCTTTGCAGCTTTACTAATTGAAGCTTGAGCCTTGGTTAGTTCAGCAGGAGTTAAGTCTTCAGCCTTGTCAATCATTGCAAGAGCCATCTTAACATTTAATTCATCATGTAGTGGGAATCTACGTTTAATCTTATCTTCTGCTTTCTGAATAATAGCAAACTGGGAATCTTCCATACTATCTTCAATATTAAGCTTAGCTTGATCTTCTTCTGTTAGCTCAGCATCTTGAATTTTAATTTCCTTTAGTTTGTCTCCGAATTCAGAAACATAAGATACAGAAACGACTTCCCTTTCTTCTTTCTTACGTCCCATTACTTCCTCCCTGTTAATTACCTTACAGATATTTTCCATGCAAACTATAGTCTTAGTTTCATCTGCAAGTTTAAAGAAATCTTTGACACTTATAGTATCTATAGTTGCATTTAGGTATTTATCTTCTAGTTCATACTCAAATTCTTCTTCTACTCCATCATGGATTCTAGTTACCTTACCATTTGGATCCGCTGGCTTCTTTCCTGTCAAGAAAGATAGTTCTTCATACTCAAGTTCTTCTGCAAGCATGAATAATCCATTTCTTTTGCCTCTAAAGTGTTCACAAATATCTTCTACTTGATCTTGTAAGCAATGAGAACAGACTAGTTTTCTAGGATCTGCTCCAATTGATACAGTTAAAAACTCTTTAGATAGGACATTCTTTATTCCTTCAGCATCATTTAACTTACCTACAGTTTCGCAATAAGCAAGTCCATCATAGTTACTATTTTTACGCTGAAATGGGATAATATGTTCTTTACATAAATTTATATACTCTTCAGTTGTTAAATCTTCAATGTTATAATCTTCTAGAAACCTATGATAATAATCTGTTAATTTATAGTCTACAGCTATAATACTTCCAAATTTTTTAGAAGTAGTAGGTCTATGATTAGTGATGATTGGTTTTGGATTAGGATGAATAAAAGTCCCTATATTGTTTTTTACAGTATCATGCCTGTAGACAACATCATTCCCATTAAGAAATCCATAATGACTAGCAGCAATAGTAATAAGAAGCTCTTCCTGTTTACGAATAGAGTCTTCTATTTTAACAAGAACTGCATCAGTTAATTTTATATTATAGTTTTCTCTTATTCTTATTGCGTCTTTATTAAATATCATTATTTAGATACCTTTTGGACATTTTCTTTCTTAAAAGAAATTCTTGTCCTGTTTACCAGTTCAATAGTGACATTATTCTTGTCATCTATGCTAACGAATTTTCCTTTTATTCCTTTATAGCCAGGAACAGAAAATACAATCTCTAATTCCTCTCCTTCTTTAAATAAGACTGTTTCAACTACAGTCTCTTCAACTGGAGGCTCTTCTATTTCTTTTACAGGCTCAACCACTTCCTCAGTTAACCCTTGATCTAGTTCCTGAATAACTGCCTCTACAGGTTCCTCAACAAAAGTATTTTCTAGGTTGGAGTTTTTGTTTTGTTTTTTATTTTTCATGTTAATTCCTTGATGATTTATTGTTATTAACTAACTAATATATCTACTCTTCACTTTCATTAGTATTTACAGGTATAATTGCCTTTATGATTTTATTACTGTTTGGATGAAATGGAGGAATAGTGTTTAATATATTTGTTCTATCAATCTCAATTTCACTCCCTATTAGAGCATCATCTTCATTAGATACATCACTTACACTAGAGCAAACAGTGAATTTATTTATATTATTCTCTAAGCAAGCCATTGCATAACCATAGTTCTTAGCTCTAATAGTTTCTGTTCTATCTGTTATAGCTATTCTATTAGCTGCCCTAGGAATATAACTATCATCTCTATAAATCTTATCAGCTACATCATCTCTTAATACATCAAGCTTAGAAAATAAATCATGCTCTATTTTAATATTAGTATTTTCAATACCAAGATCCCTACATGCATCCTCTATTCCTTGACGCATAGCATTCTTCATATTATCTTTTATTTCTGAATAAATGTATTTAGTAGCAAATATAATATTGATCTTACTCTCTGATTTATTTTTATTCTTTAATTCAGACATAGTAGATACAAATTCATCTTTAAGACTAAGAGAAGTAGAATCAAGGATATTGATTGAGTCCTTAGCCTTCTTTTTAACTATATTAGAATTAGACTTATTTGACTTAATTATATCTTTTTTCTTACCAGAAGAAGAACTCTTACTTGCTGGTTTAGCCGTAGATCCTGCTGCTGGCTTAGGTGGATCTATCTTCTGTTGTAGTTTAGCAAATTCATCCCCTACGCTAGTATTAAGCATTGTTGCATGAGGAGGTTGCTGTCCAAATAGAGCTGGATGGGTATACATTAGATCATCATCAGATAGAGTTTTATCTCCACGCTTATTTCTAATTTCATGTACAGTTTTTGTTCCTTTAGTAAATAGATCTGCATCATGATTCTCTTGTCTAATCTTCCATTCAATATCTATCTCTTGGAATATCAACTTAGGGAAACTGGCTTTATCTTTTAATATATTATCGAAAGGTGACTGAAGTGCTAATTCTAGAAGAATTGTCTCTTCAAACTGCCTAGATAACTCTTGTTGTATAAACTTAACTGTATCTATAAGTGTCTTAGATGCTTCCTGAGCAGATCCCAAATTACCAGCATCAGCTACAGACATATCTAATGCAGACACTCCTAGTCCAGTCCATACTCTTTGCTTAAAGTGTTCTAAGTAGTCAGTTATATCGAGGGACTTTCCCTCATTCCCTATGTATTGGATTTTATGTCTAGAGTCAGTAGCAATACCGCCATCCTGAACTATATGCTGTATATCATTCTTTGCCCTATCCAACTCTGTTGCTTGTGAAGTATGATCTATAGACTTAGGATTATCTACAGTATAATGAATAATTGGAAATAGATCCCTGTAGATTAATAACTGAATATCTTCTTCCATTTTTCTAAGTGTTCTAATATCATCTATTGTGGGTATAATTTCAGGCATACCTAAAATCATTCCATCTTCTCTGAAGATATTAAAATGGATAACGTCCTCTTTTGCAAAAGTTCTTATTTGGCCTCTTTTATTTGTCTGAACCCATTCATCTAATTCCCATTTCCAGATACTTTGTCCTTTATAGGTATCTTTAATATATTTAAATCTTGGCTTCATTGTGGTAGGATGAACTAAGAAGTAACCAACCACAGGATGCATCTCTTTTCCATCTTTCTTATAAGAAGAGGCATATTCAAAATCGGGATCTCTTACCTTAACAAGAAATGCATTACTGCAAACAATAAGATAAAATGCTAATGTTTTAACTATATGATCTAACGAAAGACCAGTCATTAGTTGCATAACAAGAAATCTTTTATCAAAATATTCTGTTACATCATCTTCTTCACTCACAACACTAAATCCTGATTTAGTAAGTAATGAAAGTTTCTTTTGTGATGCTTTTAAGAAATAGGACTCATACTTAAGAAGCTTAAATACAGCTACTAGATCATACTCCCCTTCGGAATAATAAGATGAAATATTTCCAGGAGAATCAAAATATCTTATAACTGGAGCCTTAACTGTTTTTAAGTTCTTTGTTGTTCTAGATACAATAGCAGAATTAGAACCAATACTCCCACTTACCTGATCCATTATTTTTATGAAAGAACCTGCTTTATTAAGCAGATCCTTGGTTGGTTTAATAAGAAGCTTATTATCCATTACAATTCCTTTGTATATTATTAACTATGGTTATATTGTTACTATTAGGGTCTTGATAAATTGTATAGGTGTCATTTAGTAAATCATCTAATCCCCCACCATTAATAATATCAATTATTTTCTTAGGTGTCTCTCCAAGATCATATACACTAGTTATGTGCGTAGGAGTTACATATGTTTTACTTGTGTTATTAAGCTCTAGAGCAGGAGATAATTTTTTAGCTATATCTTCTATATTATTAATCTCAGGAATATATCTATCATTAATTCTATTAGGAGAGGTTTTATTTGTATTTAGTGTTTCCATTAAGCTAAGATTCCCTATGTCATCAGGTCTATACTCATCAGCTCTTGGAATGCTATTATCTCCACATGGAGCAACACCGCATGCAATGGCAATATCGAAAAAATGAGCGACTAATATCTCTAAAGCAATGGCAAATGCCCTTAGCTCTAAGGCAAAAGAGCATCTGAGTCCATACTCTCTAAACTTAATATTGAAGTCACTATCGCCAACTAGTAGCTTATTCAATTGCTCTAATACATAGCTCTTGAAAGATCTTATTGTTCTAATTAAGGACTCTTGGAATTTAACTGCCATTGTTCCAAAGCATATAGATGGAGTAATCCCTAATATTAGATCCTCAATTGGTTGTATTAGTTTAGATAATGCTTCATCTGCTGCTTGCATTGCTTGTGACTCTATTAGGAATAATACATGCCTTGACATATCCCATAGGGATTTCCCCTCAAGATCAGGCATCATAAACTTAAAGTTTAGGCCTAGATTAAGAGCATTAATTATTATTTTTATATTCTTTAGGATATTAGCAGGAACAGCAATTGCTGTAGCGACAGAATTAACAACTCCGCTTGTTCCTTTCTCTGGTATCTCAGGTTTATTCTTAGAGAATAAGCTATTAACTGTAGATTTAACATTCTCTGTAGTTGAAACTACAGCACCAGCAGTAGACACAAGATCATTTATCGCAGTTGTTCCACTCTTGATTGCTTGTGAAGCTTTATTTATTTCTTTAATAGCCTTATAGATATCATTTCTTGTACTACAAGGTAGTGTGCTTATAAGAAAACAGAAAGCAGAACATAATATATCAGTTGCTTTAACATTAAAGGTTTGCAATAAAAAAGAGTCTTTTATTGTTTTATCTATTTCCTCTCCCATTTTATCAAGAGAAGATAATGCTAATCTGGTTGGTGCTGCCCACTCAGATATCTTTATTGCTTTATCAAACTTATCTAAAGATCCCTGTAGGCTCTCTTGTAGATCTATTTTCTTTCCATCAAAGAAAGGAGTTTTTGTTCCATTAATATCTAAAATCTTCTTTCCAACAGAAATATCCCTAATTAGATCAGAGTAATTATTTTTATTAGTAAAGCTTTCTATTTTGCTATCTAGTGCAGATAGATTAGTTGCATTTGCAATGGACTTAAGGCCAATCCCTATGTTCTGCCCTATCTGTTCACCAAGGGTAACTTCAGACATTATTCAACCTCTAGATTATAACTTTCTAGCGTATTTAGAGTTGCATTAGTTCTTAATCTTAGTAATTTTAAGTGAGCGTATTGCATTGCAAATACTGCTTCTTTACTTTCTGTATCCTTAGAAAGTTTGGCTATATAGAAATCTACTATATTTTTTGCTGCAACGAATTCTGGATCCATTATACACCATATCCTATACTTTTTACTGGTGTCATTGTTCTAACAAAAGCACCAACTAATTCATTCATATATTCCCCTGTTTTAAATGCAACAGGAGGAATTGTTGTACTTCCAAATGTAGACTTAAGCCCATTGTGAAAATTTGTACTATGGTGTAACTGAAAAGACATATCAACAAACATTTTAACTTCCTCTCTCGTAGGAAAATCTTGATGAAGATATGGATATATTAGATCATATGCTCCTGTATTCTGATTAACTGGTGATGCTTTACTTACAACAGTACTTAAATTAGTTAATCCTGGCATTGACTCTCTTAGTTTATTAGCTGACATTATTGCACTCTGAAGATTAATCATTTAAAACTCCAGTCATTCCTACAAGTGCCATCTTTTCATAGCCTTCAATTACAATATCAACTGACTTCTTAAATAGTTCAAAGTCTACCTTATTGCTAGTCCCACCTAATGATTTTATGTCAGATATTAGATATTGGTCTTTTGTTGAATATTCAGGATTTCCAGCAAGCTTATTTGCTCCACTAATTAGGTAATCTATAGCATCTATTCTATCCCTATAGTCTTTTATAATTCTAATATGATCTAATAGCTTATCTGTAATCTTCTGATTAAGTACATTATCACTAGATTCATTTGTACCAAGGTCGTTCTTGTTAACTAATTCATTACCTATTTCGGCTGGCTTATATTGAATATTTATACTATTAAATTGGTTCACAAGACTACCTCTGTAGCATAGGATACATCAATAAAATAATCTCTTATAGTAAAAATACTTGGCATACCTGCCCATTTCAGTCTCATCCTTATAGGAATATAAGATGTATTTGGCTCTCCTGATGTTCCTATATTAGGTATTGCCAAAATAGATTTTTTAGTTTCCCATTCTGAATAGGATAATTCTTCAGATCCGAAACTAAACTTAACAGATACTTTTCCATCATTTACAACAGGAATATATGTACTCTTATATTTGGATTGTAATGTTTTAACTCCAGATGCAGCTTGTGCATAAAGATAAGCTTCTTCCACAGGAATACTATTAGATCCAGATGCAGCATTTAAAGAAAATAAACATCCTGAAGCTGCCACTGATAGAATACCATCTACCACTTCAGGGCTTCCGCTATCTTCTTTCATAAGAGAGACAACAATATCTTCATAATAATGCTGTTGTGAATCATTTCTTATGTATATTACAGTTTCCATTATATTTTCATTGCCAGTTGCATCTAACACAAAAGGAATGATTACAGGATTAGTATAAGAACTATCCTTGCTTATTGGTGCTTCACACATCTTATCGCTTAATGGAATAAGCTCTTGTCTCATTGTTATCATCTATGTTCCTCTAGTAATTAGTTCTCTTAATTATATATCCATTACTTCTTTTTTTCATTGCAGAGTCTATGCTTCCTTTAGGTCTTTCAATTCCCTTAGTGAATGTTCTTGATATAAATATATTATCATTATCAATAGGTTCTTTCCAAGCTTTTTCGTCTAAATGTATAGGTACTGGACTATTATCTGTTAATAAAACTATACTTGAACCATAAGGAGCTTCAAATCCTGTTGGTGTGTCATTCTTTGGGTTTAAAACAGCCTTAGCATCTATTGGAACAGAATATAAAAATATTCTATGAAACAACTCTGAGTAGTTTTTTACTATACCATATATAGCTAAGTTAAATGCATCCTGCAAATGGTCTTCAATACCACTGCTTTTCTCAAATCCATACTTCTCAATACCACGATCTGTTATTGTAAGTAATCTATAATTCTCAAGTGACTTGGTTAGATGTCCATCTGACTTAGGATACATAATAGGAACATATCCATTCTCTGGTTCAAATAGTTTAGATACTTGTGAAACCATGAATGATCTAGCTGTTTTCTTAACTATTTCACTAGTAAAAGGATCTTCTATTTCTACCCAACCACCAAACTCTACTGGCTCTATTATATGCTTAATCATCGCATCTGGATGATTTTTAGGTATATTAGTTGGGAGCTTATACATACTCCAATACTTTAGTTCCTCTACAATACTTTGAGAATATCCATAATCAACCATCCAGTTTTTACATTGCCACTTCCTATTAAGCTCAATAAAAGTATTCTTTGCTACTGTAGAGTTCCATACCGCAGATGAAACAACTGTACTTTCGACACCCTTAATATGACCATTATCTGGATTAAAACCTACTACATAAAAGTAAGTACCAATAGCAGGTCCATTCCAGTCTACTCCACCAAAGTATAACCAACCAGGTTCTCTTTTGCAGTCTTCATATTCATACTCTTGTTGGGCTAAGTCAATGCCTTTATAGTTAAATGGACCACCTGAAACATCAGGAAACTCAGCTTCGCACTCCTGAATAAAGCCTGTTTCTCCAAATAGCTTTCTTAGTCTTGATTCTTGTCCCTTCATCTCTTCTACATCATAAATAGATACATGATATTCATTAAACATAGGGTCTGTTTTACATGCATCATAAAACTTATTACCTCTACCTTTAGGTGTTGATGTAAGTAGTACTACTGCTGAATCTCCCCTAGATAACAATGTACCGAAAATAGCATCTAATTCTTCTTTAGGTATAAGAGCAGCTTCATCTATATATAACCAATCAGATGTTGCAGATCTAGCTCCTGGGCCAGCAATCATAAGAATAATCTTAGAACCATTATCCAACTTTATCTGATAGTATGGGCTTTGTGAGTAGTTACGACCAATAGACTCTTTGACTTCTGGATTCTTTAAGTACCAATCCCTAAAGATGTATTCATCCCATATCTTTTTGATTTGTGATTCTCGTGGAGTAACAACAAGAACTGTTTTGTCTGCATTAGTTTCTACATACTGGAATATTTTATACATAAACAATAGAGTCTTGCCTGTCTGTCTGCATTGACGACCAACTAAGTTCCTAGAGCTACATAACAGAATTCTTTTTTGATACCACCTAACTTTACTACCATATCTTTGTTCAAAATAATAGATAGGATCGAACATTATTCTTGCAGTATGCTCATCAAACCCCTCTTTAATAGCTGTCTTTACATCCTCTTCAACCATTATTCCATCACATTGAATATTGAATGTACCATATTTCTTTATGTTTTTTGTGATACATTCTTTACATGTTGGATTATTAAATTTTTTCTTATTAAAAAGTTCTTCCATATTACCTTCTTATTTTAAGACATCATCTTTATGATGATCAACTGGTTCAATTGAGGAACCTACATGATCTTTTTGCCAAAAAAAGATAGCATTTACTGCTTTAGCAAAAAATTTAGCTAAATCATTTTGATCTCTATATCTTCTTAACCTTGAAGACATTGTTTCAGATTCATCTCCACCCCAAATAGCATTATAATTTTTATCTATTGCCAGTAGATTATTTATAAAATATCTCTTGTCTTTCATGAATATAGAAGGAATTCCATTAAATATTAGAACAAAAAGGAGCTTAATTAATTCTATTTGAGTTAGAAAAATTACATTTATAATTATTAAGATTAAATTCATATAATTCATAATGCCCTCCTTTAATGATTATTAAGTGGTTTAGTTAAATGCATTTCAGTTGTCCCTGCCCATACAGAAGCACCTATAGCAGCATTAACCCATTTACTATTAGCATGAGTCTTTACTTTCTCAGCAGCATGTTTCATAACTCCATAATTAGCTGGAAGATGATTTACCATGTGAGTAGCTGAACCATGTAAGAATCCAGCAGCAACACCCATTGCAGCACCTTTTAAAATAGGAGATACAAAACCTTGATGCTCAAAATTATTTGGAAATACAGTTTGTGCTATTAGTCCTGTTCCTGCTCCCACAATACCAGATCCTATAGCTGTAGTTCCTATTCTTTTAGTCAAGCTAGAATTAAAACTACCAAATCCACCATTTAGTGCAGATAGAAATGGTCTCATATATTTACCAGCACCAGTTTCATTAAATAGAACATTCGCTCCTGGAGCTGATGGAACTTTTGCATTAGGCATTTTATCAAAAAGACCAGAGACCTTTACCCCTGCCATTCTTTCCTTTTTTGGAGACCAAGGGAATCTTGCTTTATTCAAAGCTAGTTCTCTGTCCCTAACTCCTCTCTTAAAAACAGCATCATCTATACTTCCTACTGGAGTGCCCCACTTAGTAGGAGTTTTAGAAAATATTGGCTTAGTACCTCTGCCAAATCCAGGATTCCCTCTTGATGGAGGAACAGCCCTATCCATTGATGCTGCTAATGCAGATGTATTACCATGTAGTCCCCTTGGATCTAATCCCTTTGTTGGATTTAATAATTTTCCTAACCTATCAATTCCTGAAAGAACTTCATCTTGGTTTATAGCTGGAGTTATTCTTCCTCCTCCCATCCCCATTCCTGGCGCAAGGTGTCCATAAGGACCATGTACGCTTTTTTGTCCAAGATTAAGCATTTGTTCTGCTTGATATCCTTGATGTAAAATTGGAGCAGGTACTTTTGCCCTATTAAATATATTGAAGATCTCACTTGCAGATCCTCTAAATCCTCGTGGTGTAACTAGTGCCATATTCTATCTCCTTATCTAATCCTGTACAAATCAGCCGCGACTATGATATATTCTTGAAAGACTAACCATTCTACTTGAATAGTCTTGCATTGCATTTCCTAATGCACTATAAGTTTGTGCATCATATTTACCCTGTCCCTCAAAATACCTTTGGTCATACTTGACATTACGCATATCTCTGTAGTTCTTCCAGCTTTGATCCATCATTTTACCTGCAAATCCAGCAGCAGCAGAAACACCCATTCCTATTAGTGTAGGTGCTGCTACAAAGCCTAAGCCTCTCAACATGCCAAGGTTCTTCATGAAACCAGGCTTAAATCCCTTACCACCCATAAAGGGTAACTTTGACATACCGTAGCCCCCTAATGTTTGCCTACTATTAAATACTCCTTTTGTTCCATTTTTCATTATGGCATTTCTTTCAGCCTCACCTAATTTGTCTAATATTTCTTTTGTATAAATAGTTCCATTGTGACTTACTGCATCCATTCCACCATGCCTTAGTCCAAAATAAGCTAGAGTACCTACACCATTAATTGCAAAGTCTCCTACTCCTCCCACAACTCCACCAAGACCATATCCTGCATTCTCAAAAGTATTCTCACTTAAAGAGTTACTGTCCTTAAGGAAGCCTAGTCCACTATCAACAGCAGAAGTAGTAGCATGAACTCCTGCTGCAATAGCAAAGTATTTAGCTGCACCAGAACTAATAAATATATCTTTTATTGGCTGAGGACTTAGTTGCATACTATTTCTCCATCATTTGCATAACAGTTAAAGGGATAATCTCATTTTCTATATTTAGCATCTCATATAGAGAGTCAATAGAATCCATGATCTCTAATTGCTCTCTACAGAAATATTCTTCTACTATTGGATATTCTTTTGATATATCTTCTAAGAATTTAGAAGCATCAAAATTATTAGGAGCCTTCATATTTTTCCTTAAGTTCTTTGTAGTGATTGCACTCTCCACAGCCCTTGGGGTCGCATTCTTCTGGAGTGATACGGTATTTAAAGCAATCTAAAAGCCATATTGGTTTCCATTGTGTCTTAGGTTCAGAAGGAAATAGTAATTTTGCTTGTTTAATATCATCATTGGTTATCATAAATACTCAGCCTTTAGTCTTTCTATACTCATTTGGTTTACATCAAATCTACCATTTCCCCAGTGAGTAAGAGTACATATGCATCTTGTATATGCATTAGCAGCACCATCAGCGTATGCGTCTGTATGCTCACTAAATAGACCACATAAAAGAACCTGTTGTACATCATCTGCACCATGCCTATAATAACTCATAGTTTCAAATCTATGATGATGTCCCACTACTACAGATTTAGCAGTCAAAGAAGCTATTGTAGACATAATATTCTTACCAGAAACAGGAGCATTAGCAGCAGACATAATAGCATGTGTAAATAAAACACCCTGCACTTCTATAAATTTCTTATATGGGACATACTCAAACCCTAACTCATCTAATCTAAGGTCTTCAGCTATATCCATATGACCTCTTAATTGGGCGTGTGTCTCTATATATTTCTCAATGCGGCCTTCGCAATTCCCAGTAAAATGACACTTACCATTTCTTCTAATCATAAAATTTTTAAATTTTACTGTTAAATCCCAAACCTTACCTTCATAATATTCTTTTGTGAATTCCTTATCTATACTTTTTAAGCATGATATATTAGTAAATGATATATTTAGTCTGTATTGACTATCTCTATATGTATAAATATGAGATCTTATCCCTCTTTTTATAAGATGAATTTGTATTTTATTAATAAAATCTTTTTTGCCATATAGCACACATGAGTTATTACTATTGATTTTTCTAGATCCATCACCATCAATTAATGAGTCAAGAAATATTCTAAATTGCCTATCAGAAAATTCATTTATTATTTCAGGAAGTTCTTTGTTTAATCCTAAGAATTTTACTACAAATTGAGACTCTTTTTTATTAAGCTTTAGGCATCCTTGTGGCTGTGGTCTTTTTACAAGTTTTCTTCCACATATTTCAGTTATATCTCTATCTCTATATGATACTGAATATTTGAAATTTAGATTATTGACAATTTTTTCTACAATTGCCATCTTTTTAGGACTTTGATAGATACTAACATAGCCAGTTCTTTTATCAATATGACCATCTGTTAATACCCAAGCTAATAAGCTAATGATATTATCATCCAAAGCCACATCTTTATCTTTACCTTCAGAGGCAGCATTCACTATAAACTTTTTACCATTACCCAGTTTACTAATTGCAGTTTTTTTGAAAAATTTCTTTGTTTCATTTAGATAGAAAAGTTCATGGTCATCTGTTGCTAATAGATCAATGGATTGCTTATTTATTCTATTTAAATTGCCTTTATAATCAAATTCTAAATAATTATCTATTGATATCCATTCCCCGAATCTTGTCTCTGGATTTATGCTATAGATTTTATGATAATTTTTATCTATCTTGTCGTGTGTAATCCATCCATCTTGTGTTAGCAATTCTGTCCTATCATCCAAACAGTGATTCCCACCAAGAAATATCATCCTAGGCTTATATTCTTTGTCTAATTGGGATAGAAATAAATTTAGAGCTGCTCTACATGCTTTAATATCATCCTTATATTTCTTGCCATGTGACTGTTCTTTGCCAGCATCCCAAGAAGAAAGAGAGTCAAAGTTACCAAAATCTCCCATAAATATAATATTATTAGGTTTTGTTTGGTTAGAATACCTACCTAAAGCGATAAATCTATCTAAGTTCTGCTCTGGAGATACATGAGCATCAGGTATAACTAAAGTTGTTTCAAACTTACTGATATTATCTCCTTTGGGAGTTGAAGTAAATATAACAGGAGTAGGCTTAGTCTCTTCACTTTCTACATGAACATAATTAACTTGTTCAGTACTCTTAACTAACTTCCTTCTCTTCTTCTCAATGGCATTTTTACTTCTATTAAAGCCTTTCTTTTTAAACTGCTTAAAAATATCATCTAGCTTATTATCTTGAAGCAACTCAAGTAATTCTACTTCTTCTTTAGTCCAAATACTAGAAACAATATCTTGTATATCCAAAACTTACTCCTTACCTTCTTCATATTCATATATTTCTTCATCTAATAGAGGTGAAGTTAAATTCTCTTTTATTTCATCAATATCAATATTTTCTTTACGTTTATCAGTTATCTGCTTCTTAAGTTGAGAAATAATCTTAGCGGGATCATCCTTGGTTTCTTTTAGTGCAGCCTGTTTCTTATACTTCTCTTTTCTGGTAGCAGTTAATTCTTGTAGTACTCTAAGCTTCTTTTCCTGGACTTTATCCTTGATAGTTAGAGCATAACTAATTTCATCTGACTCAATAATATTACCATCTTTATCAAGACCAATAATCTTAGTCCACTTAAGATCTGTATGACTGTTAGATAAAATAGTATTACATCTATACTCCAATAGTTCGTACTCTACTAATTGATTTATCAATACCATTTCAGGCATATTTTCTATATCAACCTCTAATGATTGAATATATTGATTCATATAGTAGGTTAACATATAGTTTTCATGTATACATTCTTTGCCTTCAGGACATCTATCATCCTCATAAAAAGGACATCTATTCTGATATAAGCACTTATCTCTACTGCATATCAATATAAGATTAGTCGCTGTTCCAACTTCAATACTTTGAAATGCTTTAGCAAGACGTTTAACATCCATCTGAGTCATAACTATATCATTATATTGATTCATTCTAAGAGCTAATGTATTTCTAACCCTATCTAACCCACTATCATTCTCATTTAGCTTAAGCATCACATCCCCTAAAGTAGCGGGAGCAGCTATATCTTTTATGTAACCTGTAGGTGTTTTATTTTCTTGTTGCATTTATAGTCTCTATATAAGCCTTT